CAGTGACCTGCATGTCCCAGCGAATGGCGTGCTCGTGTAGCGAGTCCAACCGCCGATGGTCTCCGGGTAGCCGTTCCGAAAGCGAATCTTGTCGCAGTCGAACCAACCACCCTCGTTGGTGTAGTCGGTTGTCTCTCGGACAATCCCCGGTCTGAACTGTAGCTTGGTCAGCGGCATGTCGCACCCTCATCAGGACGAGGGCTTCTCCGGCCACGTTACATCGTATGGGAAGCCCGCTTGACCCGTTATATCACGAAGAGCCTGACGGTACACCTCCCATTCAACCGGAATGTTGGTACCTTTCTCAGTGTGGAAGACTACCACCCAATCACTTTCAGACAGGAGGGTGTTGCGCCTTGAGCGAACTTTTTGAGCAAAGCCGTCGTAGTACTTCTGCTTCTCTTCAGCCGTCTTCTCAACAACAGACCATTGCAGAACCCACTTGCCGGACACTTCTACAGGTGTCTCTGAGCGAACAGCCTTATAGTTCTTCTCATCAATGGCGGGTGCGATGTCTACTGCAACCTCAAACACGCCATAAGCTGAAAGCATGCCATCGGGAATACGACGCGGGAAAGATGTCTGTGGGTTGTCTTTTCGCAAGTCCCCAATGGTGTAGGGGAACGCCTGTACTTGTCCGTCGTGTGTTTTGACGTAGGCCATAGTTGTACCTCCTCATGGCGTGATTTCAAAAAACTCGTCAGTCAGAACGGCAGGTGCGTCTGTCAGTACGGCGGCTGCGTCTGTGAGTCCTGCTGATACAGCCGTTAGCACTGCCGCTGCGTCTGTCAGCGCAGCGTCTGCACTAGTAAGAACTGCGTCCTGATAGACTAGACTTCCGTAAGTTCCGTCACCCGTTCCATCTGGAGGGAGCTTAGCAACAAGAAGATCGTCGCCCCCAGCTCCGTCTGAGTCTGTAAAACCACAAACGATAATATTATCAGAGGAGTCTATAGCTACTGCATAGCCATAATCAGTACCAGAACCACCTAAGGTTTTATCCCACTGAAGAGTTCCTGAGGAGTTATATTTAGCAACTAGAAAATCGTAGCCTCCAGCTCCATCTGAAAAGGTGCGACCACAAACAATAATATTATCAGAAGAGTCTATAGCTACTGCATAGCCACGATCATCACTAGAACCACCTAAGGTTTTCTCCCACTGAAGGGTACCTGAGGAGTTGTACTTAGCGACTAGAAGATCGTAGCCCCCAGCCCCGTCTGAGTTTGTATGACCACAAACGATAATATTGTCAGAGGAGTCTATAGCTACTCCGTAACCATAATCAGTGCCAGAACCACCTAAGGTTTTATCCCATTGGAGAGCGCCTGATGAGTTGTACTTGGCAACCAGAAAATCGTAGTCTCCAGCTCCGTCTGATTGTGTATAACCACAAACAATAATATTATCAGAAGAGTCTATAGCTACTGCTCGGCCAATATCAGAAACAGCACCACCTAAACTTTTAGCCCATTGAAGGGTGCCTGATGAGTTGTATTTAGCAACTAGAAGATCGACGCTTGAATATGTATAACCACAAACAATAATATTGTCAGAGGAGTCTATAGCTACTCCGTAACCAGCATCATCACTAGAACCACCTAAAGTTTTATCCCATTGAAGGGTGCCTGAGGAATTGTATTTAGCAACTAGAACATCTCTGCCTCCAGCTCCGTCTGAGCGTGTAAAACCACAAACAATAATATTGTTAAAAGAGTCTGTAGCTACTGCGTAGCCATAATCAGAACTAGAACCACCTAAGGTTTTGCCCCATTGAAGAGTGCCTGAGGAGTTATATTTAGCAACAAGAAGATCGTCGCTTCCAGCTCCGTCTGAGTTTGTATAGCCACAAACAATAATATTGTTAGAAGAGTCTGTAGCTACTCCGTAGCCATAATCATTACCCGAACCACCTAACAAGTTGATCCAGTATGTCTCAGGCCCCGTCCCAGCCATCATCAACTTTCTGCTAACACCACTCACGACATCACCTGCCCTGCAGTGAAGCCATACCAAGTGGTTCCGCCGTCATGCGTGAAGAACACAAACACATCTACATCGCCAGAGCCGGTTGAGAGTGTTGGAGCCTCACCACCAGCCCAATCAACAGAAGCAGGCCATGTGATCGTGCGGGCGGTGCTGTCTTGGACGACCTTGAGTGTGAAGCCGAAAGCCCTGCCACTAGCTGGGGCGTTGCTGAAGGTGTATGTCACGTTTTCGGTGAGCGTGTGTGAGAAGACGTTGCCATCGCGGCAGTTGATCGTCGCTGCGCCGCCGGTTGATGTGATCGTGGTGGCGTCCTCAACCACGCCGCCGTCAAAGATCGTCACGCCGTTGGCGTCTGTGGTGACTGCTTTGCTGGCTTCTGAGGTGCCGAGCGTGGTGACATCGAGATAGTTGAGTTCTGCGGTGGTCGCAGTCACGCCATCGAGGATGTTCAGTTCAGCAGCATTGGATGTGACGCCGGTCAGGATGTTCAGTTCAGCCGTCGAAGACGTGATGCCGTCAAGGACGTTCAGGTCTGCCACAGATGCAGTCACGCCAGCGTTCGCCAAGTCAGGCACGAACAAGGCCGACACGTCGGTTACGGCAGCGCCAGCTCCAGCCCCGTCGCAGTAGATGATCGCACTGTCCCCATCTGAAATCGTTACGTTCCCACCGCTGCCTTGCGTGAAGACAACGCTCTCGCCGCTGTTGTTGACCACGAAGTAGAGCTTCTGTGCGTCATTGGGACCGACGGTGATGGTGTTGGTGCCGGAGGGAGAGCCGCCAAGGACCAGAACGCGATACTGGCCGTATGTGCCGGTCCCAGAGGTCGATCCACTGCCGGTGGTCAGGGTCGTCGTTGTGCCAGACAGGGAGAGGGAGAGCACCCCGTTGATCGCCCTGTCGAGGATGTCCATGTTGTCATTGACGATGCCTCCCCAAACGCCGGATTCTTCGCCGTCGCCGGGTTTGGTGATGCCAGTGTTTTCCGTGTACGTTCTGGGCATTGCCTATCCTCACGCAGCGATTTTGGTCCAGATGGTTCCGGGCGATGTCGGCGCATCATCCCATTTTTCGCCTCCAGAAGCAACAATCAGTGCTCCAATAGAAGACGCGGCTACTGGACCGCCGATCAACAAGGCAAAACCTCTGCGCTCCACCTCTGGGATGATGGGCGACCAAACTGGCGGCTGGTCCGGTGTCAGGCCGCTCCAAGACGTACTCCCCCCAGCAACAGGTGTGTACTCGGTTCCGGGTGCAGGTACGATCTTTCCCCACACTGTCGGAGAGCCGACCACGCCAGTAGCAGCCACGCCGATCAGCGTGACGCTGGCCGAGCCGGAGATGGTGACTGAGCCAACCTGACCGGTGCCCTGAACGCCAGTCACCTGCGCAGACGCACTAGCAGTAACAGTGACACTGCCGACAAGTCCAGACGCAGGTAGACCAACAGTTGGGACGTTCGCATCAGCCGTTACGGCAACATCCCCTACAAGTGCGGGAGCCTGAAGACCTGAGACATCGACATTGGCGTCTGCGGCAACCGTGGCAGACCCGACCTGACCAGCCGCAGATTCTCCAGACACAGCAACAGCCGCAGTTCCCGTGACGGTAACTCCGCTGACCAAGCCCGGTGCTTCTAAGCCAGATACAAAGACTTTTGTTTGTGGGTAGGCGGTAGCCACTCCGACTGCGCCAGTAGCCGACAGACCGGTCGGGGAGACATTCGCATTGGCAGCAACAGAAACGCTGCCGACTGCGCCCGTGGCAGAAATCCCAGTCTGTGGAACATTTGCATCGGCGGTTACATCAGCAGACCCAACCGCTCCAATGGCTGACAGACCAGTGACAGACGCCGTTGCGCTGGCAGCAGCCGAAGCGGCGCCGACTGCACCAATAGCCGACAGGCCTGTCGGGGAGACATTCGCGTCTGCATTTACGGCTACAGAGCCAACCGAACCAGTTGCCGAAAGCCCTGTCTGCGGAACATTTGCATCACCTGTCGCGGTGACTGCTCCAGAAGAGCCAGTGGCAGCACTCCCAGTTGCAGATACATTTGCATCTGCCGCCACATTGGCCGCGCCAACAGCACCACTAGCTGAAACGCCTACAGTAGAAACATTGGCGTCTGCATTAACAACTACAGAGCCGACCCCGCCAGCAGCCTGAAGGCCGGTCTGGGGAATGTTGGCGTCAGCAGTAATAGTGGCAGACCCAACGCTGCCGGTTGCTGAGACTCCAGTGACCGACGTATTGGCGTCCGCGACGACAGAAACAGACCCTACACTGCCGGTTGCAGATAGGCCTGTGACGGCAGTGTTTGCATCGGCGATGACTGTGACAGCACCAACGGAACCAACTGCCGACGTTCCAGTCGCGTATACGACTACGGGGACCCCATCATCGCCAAGGGGGATAGAGGCGAGAGGGGCGAAGCCAAGCATTGGTTACTCCGGTTTTGTCGGCCAGACGATCTCTTGTGGGAAGCCAGCTTGGGTAGTTATATCACGAAGCGCCTGACGATACGATGCCCATTCAGGGGACAAGGTTCTATCGCTCAAAGCCATCCAGTCTGTTTCCGCAAGAAGCGCAGCCCGCTCTGCATAGGCATTAAACCTTGCAAGTTCTAGTTTGGATTCTTCGGAATGAGCGGCATTGTATGATGCAATCTCTTCCTCAGTGGCGTCCCTAACGACTCCATTATTTACAACCTTCATGGCTGCCTCCTTACCACTTTGCGTAAGCGTATAGAGATACGTCAAA